CTATTCATAGTGGACATATATCTTACATTAATGAAGCTGCAATGTTGGGTGATAAGTTAATAGTAGCATTAAATAGTGATGATTGGTTAGTTAGAAAAAAGAATAAATCATTTATGCCATTTGAGGAAAGAAAATGTATTTTGGAAAATTTAAAATCTGTAGATGAGGTGTTTAGTTTTGATGATTCAGATGGTTCAGTTTCAAATGCATTAAAATATTGTAAAGATAAGTGGAAAGATGATGAAATTATATTTGCAAAAGGTGGTGATAGGACATTAGAAAATATACCAAAAAATGAAATAATGGATGGTATAAAATATGAGTTTGGAGTTGGTGGTGATGATAAAAAAAATTCATCATCATGGATTTTACGAGAATGGAAAAATCCAAAAGAAGAAAGACAATGGGGATATTATAGAGTATTGCATGAAATTGATGGTTGTAAAGTTAAAGAATTAACAATTAATCCTGGCAAATCAATTAGTTTACAATATCACAAAGAAAGAAGTGAATTCTGGATAATATCAGAAGGTTCTGCTAGATATAATTTAAATGAAACATGGAGTGATTTAAACAAACATGATTATGTTCACATTCCTGTTGAGAGTTGGCATCAGTTAGAAAATAATACAGATAATCCAACTAGAATAATAGAAATACAGTATGGTGATAAATGTATAGAGGAAGATATAATAAGGAAAGGTTATAAATATTAAGAATATGAGAAATTTTGTAGCAAAATACCTTCGTAAATTCTGTAAAGCAACGGTTGAAAAGAACAGAAAAAAAGAAGAAAAGAAAGGTTATGTAAAACATAAAGGTAAACCAGAGGATAATAAGTAAATGTCAAAAAAGAAAGAGATTACGTCTACAGATTTAGTAAAGATTGAACCAATCACAGATAATCAAAAATTAGTATTTGAGGGTCATAAAGCAGATAAGAATGGTTTTTATTTTGGGTGTGCTGGTACAGGAAAAACATTTGTATCATTATACCTTGCATTAAAAGATGTTTTAAATAATGAAACACCTTTTGATAGGGTTATAATTGTTCGTTCACTCATACCGACAAGAGAGATAGGATTCTTGCCAGGCGATGAAGAAGACAAAGCTGCATTGTATCAAGTACCATATTCAAACATGGTGCAGTTCATGTTCAAACAACCAAACGAAGAATCATTTAGAGGGTTGTATGATGCACTTAAAAGACAAGGAAGTTTGCACTTTGTATCTACTTCGTTTCTTAGAGGTTTAACATTTGACAATTCAATCATAATAGTTGATGAATGTCAGAACTTAAATTTCCACGAGTTAGATACTATCATCACAAGAGTAGGGCAAGATTCTAAAATAGTATTCTGTGGTGATTTTAGTCAAACAGATTTGACAAAGACGAATGAGAGAAATGGGTTACACGATTTTTTCAAAGTCCTAGAAAATATGGATGAATTTAATTGTGTAGAATTTGATATTCCAGATATTGTAAGGTCTGGTTTCGTGAGAAGTTATCTCATAGAAAAAACTAAACAAGGTATAGGAGTTGAGTTATGAAATGCAGTCAAGAGGGATTAGCCCTGATTAAAAAATTTGAAGGTTGTAGATTAAAAGCTTATAGATGTTCTGCTAATGTATTGACAATAGGTTATGGTCATACAGGTGGAGTAAAGGAAGATGATATAATATCACAACCAGAAGCTGATGAATTGTTAGAAAATGATATTGCAAAGTTTGAAAAATATGTTGATGACAATGTAATCGTTGAACTAAATCAAAGTCAATTTGATTCACTAGTTGCATGGACATTTAATTTAGGTGTTGGTAATTTAAGAAGTTCAACTATGTTGAAAAAATTAAATGAAACAGACTACGGTTCAGTTCCTTCTGAAATGAAAAGATGGAACAAAGCTGCAGGCAAAACACTAAATGGTTTAATTAGAAGAAGACTCGCAGAGTCTTTATTATTTGAAGGTAAGGAGTGGCATACAATATAATGAGTGAACAATTAGATTTTCCTGTTTTAAAAACAAAAACAGTTGATGGTAAGAGACATTATGTAACACCAGAAGGAAATCATTATCCTTCAATTACTACAGTATTGTCACCTAGAGGTAAAGATGGATTGATGAAGTGGCGTAAAAGAGTGGGTGAAAAGACTGCTAATTACATATGTAATAAAGCTGCAACCAGAGGTACAAAAGTACACAAGATGTGCGAAGATTATCTGAATGGTGAGAATATGGAACACCATAAGAAAGATTTTTTCCCATATACTTTATTTACTGAATTGAAAAACAAAAAGTTCGAATACATAACAGATGTTTATGCACAAGAGGCATGTTTGTATTCTGATAAATATAAAGTAGCAGGTAGAGTAGATTTGATAGCAAACTATGCACATCAGTTATCAATCGTAGATTTTAAAACATCTACAAACGAAAGAAAAGATTCTTATAATGAAAATTACTATATTCAAACAGCAGCATATGCTGAAATGTTTGAGGAAATGACAGGAACACCTATCAATCAAATAGTAATTTTAGTTGTGACGGAGAATGGTACAGTACAAGAGTTTGTTAAGAAAAAACACGAATACATACCATTATTAGAAGAAACACTAGCGGAGTGGTACAAGTAATGGAAATGATATTTACAGAGAGTGCAGCTGACCAAACAAAGATAATCTTGGCAACTGAAGAAGATGGTCTTAATCTTCGTACCTTTATACAGGGTGGTGGATGTTCTGGTTTTCAATATGGATTCACCTTAGATAAGATAAAAGATGACGATTGGATATTTGAAACTAACGGAGTCAAACTTCTTGTAGACCCTATGAGTGGAATGTATTTTGATGGTGCAACAATTGACTACACTAATGACCCACTAAATGGTAGTGCATTTACTATTAAAAATCCAAATGCAAAATCTACTTGTGGTTGTGGTTCTAGTGCAGCTTTTTAATAATTAAAAAAAGTTGACAATACATGTTTTAGTATAGTATAATGGTGAAAATTAAGGAGTATATTATGGAATTGGATAGAGACGGTGACGGATTTCTTATCAACACAAGTGATTGGTCAGAAGAAGTTATGAATCAAATGGCAGAAGAAGATAATTATGCCATAACAGAAGAAATCAAAACATACATAGACAAAGCAAAAGAAATGTACAATGAAACAGGTACAGTTCCTGCTGTTCGTGTCTTTGCAAAGGAGTTTGGTATGGATAGAAAAGCAAGTAAATTATACGAAGTCTTTAAATCAGGACCTATGAAAATAATTGCAAAATATGGTGGTCTTCCAAAACCAACAGGTTGTGTATAATGTCAGACACAACATCACACACACCAAAGACATTCTCTCTGGAAATAGAGAAGATTTCTTTTCATAAAAGAGTTACACACTTAGAAGCAATATCTTTATATTGTGAACAGTTGGGTATCGAACCTGTAACTACAGCAAAATTATTAACAAAAAACTTAAAAGAAAAAATAGAAGCAAACGCAAGGGATTTAAATTATTTACCTAAGTCTGCTAAACTACCTATGTAATGCAACCAATAGATGCATATTTAATGTACTGCTCCATGAAGGCTCACTTTGATAAAAGCAATTATGATTTTGTCAAATATAATGGTAAAAGTAAAGTGTCAAGAGATTCGTTTTACAAAAGAAACGATAGAGTTTTCTTTGTTAAACTAACTCATAAATACAAAAATAAAGAAGATGTTCAAGATTACTTACTTGCTAACTTTTTAATACATCCTAAAGGGTGGGTTGGTAAGTTTGATGAAGAAAATTATACAGGGTGGAAAAAGAAAATACAAAGTTTGACTTATACATTTAAGTCAGAGATAGAACCAATACTAGATAAAAATTTAGTTGCCGTATCTAAAAACAAACACCCTAAATTATTAAAAGAATATCTTGGTAAAAGAGTTTCATTAGAAACTTTAGTGATACTCAACTCAATATTACAATTTGATAAAGCATGGAATGCTGAACTTATTGACGATTATGTTTGGAAAGATGTTTACAAACTTATGAACGACTATAAAGCTTTCCTTAAATTTGATAGTACTAGTTTTAAACTAATACTAAAGGGGTTAATGGTATGAAAAAAATTAGACAGTTAGATATGGAATTAGCTGGTGGTTGTAATTACTCATGCCAAATGTGTCCACAAGGTTTTGAAGGTGGTAGAGAAAAAGAATTTAAGAAAGTATTGAAGTGGGATAACTTTGTAAAGATTTTAGACAATGCTATGGAACATGGTGTTGAATCTGTAAGTATACATGGTGGTGGTGAACCCACATTAAATAAAGACTTTATTAAATCTATAAAATATATCAAAGATAGAAATCTAAAATGTGTAAGTTTTAGTAATGGGTATACACTCAACGACAAACTAATAGAAGAAATTGCAAATAGTGGTCTTGATATTTTTCGTGTATCGTGTATAGGTTACAATAGTGAAACTTATCAAAAATGGATGCCAACAAAAGTTAAGAAAGATAAGTCAGATAGATATCTAACAGTCAGAGAAAATGTTCGTAAACTTGTAGAAGCATGTAAGGGAACAAACACAGAAATACATGCCAATCATTTAATCATTGATATCAATCAAAAAGATTATGAAGTTGAACAGTACAGAAAGAACTGGGTAGATGTAACTAACACTCAATCAGAAATATGGATGATGCATAACTGGTCTGGTGAGTATACAAAAGTTTATTCAAGAAGAAAAGAAGAAAGGAGAACCTGTGGTAGACCAATGGCGCCAATGTTACAAGTCAGAGCAGGTGGTTTAGAAAAAAGACAAGGTGGTGTAGTTGCTTGTTGTATGGTGTTGGGTAATGACAAAGAAGCAACACTTGGACATTTAGATACACAAACCATACAGGAAGTATTAGATGGTGATAAGTATCAAGAGTTAGTCAAGGCTCACGAAGAAGAAAGATTTGATGACATACCATACTGTAAAAACTGTGACCAACTATGGAATGTACCTGAGAGCCTCGTATGGACAAATATAGAGGATATTAAGTACAATCAGTCACATATAGTAGAGGACTTAGAAATTGCTAAAATATCATGAAGAACCTTGGCCCCATTACACAGGGTCTTTACCAGAAGAATTTTACAACCATGTAAAAGAAAATTGGAATACCAATGATGAAGATAAGAAGTGGAACAAGATTAAGAATAGGTCAAACACGCTTATTCAAGATGATAAAATTAAAACCATTCTTGATGAGATTGGTTTAGGAATAATACCTAAATCTAAATCTGTGTTTGAAAAGTATTATCCTAGATTAAATATAGAAGAAGTAAAATGTACTTCATCACATACTTTCTCTGAGAATCCACCAACAGATACAGGGTTTCCAATGAGGAAGCTGCACATAGATAATGGCAATAAAATGGTTACAGGTTTGTGGTATTTTAAAAATGAAGATGAAGAAGATGATGGTGGTCATCTAACATTACACAATCCAATAACAAAAGAAGAAGAACAATTTGAGTACAAAGAGAATAGTATAATACTGTTTCCTAATACACCAATTAGTTGGCACTACATTACAGATAGAAAACCATCTAAGTATTCTAGAAGATTTGTATGTATTATGATTGAAGCAAAAATTAAGTTACACGATTATCAAACTAAGAATAGTAAAGACATTTTAAAATATAAGGATGTAACAACAAATTATGACTAAAGCAATAATTTATGGAAATGGTAAATCAAGACTAGGTTTTGATATTAATAAAAGTTATGAAGATATAGTTACATGGGGTTGCAATAAAATACATCACGAAGGTATAGTTGATAATTTAGTTGCCGTAGATTATGTTGCACAACAAGAAGTATACCAAAGTGGTTATGCAAAAGAAAATAAATGTTGGTTTTTAGATTGGAATGAATTACCAAAAGAATTTATTGATAAGCCTGCATTTGGTAGTAGACACCTCGAACTGTTAAAACT